TTTTCAAAGTGGTTAGGCAATTTAGGTAATCTAACTCTATCTTCAATCATGCTCCAATCAACCAAACCTGAATACCTTGCGTCTGTTAAAACTCTTGATACTTTGGAATATTCTTTTTGTGTATTTGCTATAAAACCACGAGACACTAACTGATAGTATAACTGTCTCAAAGTCAGTTTAATATTTTGTGCTTGATATTCTTCTACAATTTCAACACTTTGATCTATTAATACCCTTATAGACCGAGAAAATCTTTTATATCTAAATGTCTGTTTCATACTTCCTCCTCTTCATCTTTTTTATTATATGGTTTTACCCAGTGATGCTCTTCGTTCTCCCTTTCAAGACATGGATCACCACCATAGCAATGTAAACAATCCCCACAACTATCACAAAAATCCACTCCACACTCAGGTTCCCTATCTTCTTCAACAAAAGAACCATCTGCTTTTTCAACATAACACCTCATAATTATCTCCTTATTATTTCATCAACTTCAAAAGTCGTTGTTCTACACTTTCCAATTGATTCTTTAATTCTTTTATCCTATTATGTTTTTTATGTAACAATTCCTCGGCTTCTTCAATGGTATCAATACCAAACTCTTCTTTTAAATCCCCTAACATTGTTGTTTCACTTTTTTTTAATTCTTCATATCTCCCTTTATTTCTAATAGTTGTGGTCCTCAAACTATTTATTCGTAAAATTAAACTTTCAAGCTCAATCTCTTTCATCTTTTCCCCCTAATACATTTAGCTCTCCACATCAAAATATATCTAAAAACTTCATCAGAAATTGGAGCTAGCATAAGATGAGGTTTTTTACGAATCCTCATTCCAGTTCCTTTTTTATTTACTTCAATTACTCCTGCTTGTGCTGGTAGCTTTTTTATTTCCTCATCTTTTAACATCCCATTTGGTACAGCAAAATAAAATTCATTGCAAAAATCTAAATATATAGGCCATTTGTGATCATTAAAAAAATCTCCCCTGTTTACCTTAATTTCATAACAAATAACTCTATTATCAGTCCAACTCTTTCTCATCACCCACACATCCATCAACCCTGTATTTAACTTGATCAGTCCTCTTACAATATAATTAAGCAAGTTTGGTTTTGTTTTAAGGTTTTCCCACTTATTGCTGCTTCTTTTACTTTTCAAAAACAGTCTTTTTGTAACAGGATTACCTGGTATTTTAAGCCACTCAAAATAACTTTGATCCCAAGCAAACCCCCAGCTTCCACCCAGTTTACATTGAGGACAAACAAAATCTTTATAATGTTTTTCTGTCAATAATTGCTCTATCTCTTGTGCTTTCATTTTCTTTTCTTAGAAATAGTGATAAAGACATCATCAAATATTCTTATGACTGTCAAAGGTATATCATTTTTTTCACAATAGTCCAGTAACATCTTTTTAAATACAATTCCTTGATTCTTTTTAACATCCTTCAACTTAGCTACTAATTTAGTGCTAATTATTTCTTCCGGCTTGGAGGTTTTTCTACGAATAGTAAAAGCTTCTTCTACTGGTTTAATTGGAATATACACTTTTTTTATGGTGTTCAAAACAGTATCATATACAACAAAACAAGGCCGATGAACAAGATCTCTTTTATCTATTGTTTTACGAATTAAAGAGCCAGGATTAATAACAAATGTGTTTCCTACCTTCTTAATTGTTGTATAGTGATAATCCCCACCATGAATTATATTAAATCCAACAAACTTAGTACTTGCTTTACTTGCAGACAATAATTTTACATGTTTGTCAACTTGATTACCAATGGGATGATGCACTAACAAGATGGATTTTATAACCTTTCTTCGTTTAATTTCAAAATTCTTTACTTCTCCAAAACTCATACCATACAAATCAACATTCTCTAATACTGGAATTGGTTTTGTAGAAAGAATATGAATATTTGAGTGTTTCATTAGATTACCAATTGCTGATTTTTGTTCATCAAAATTTCTGAAATATAAATCATGTTGACCTAATACTATATACAAATGTATTTTGGGATAAGAATTTAAAAGATCTATTATCAAATTCACTGTATACCAAGATACATTTGGGGAGTCAAAAAAATCGCCTGCTACGGTGATTACTGTTATTTTTTTCTTTTTACAGTATTCAAAAACAAATGTTAGTTTATTAACAATAGTTTGTATATAATCATCATCACACCTATTTATAGGTGCTCGATCATCGATATGTAGGTCGCTCAAATGAGCTATTTTTGACATTATTTCACCAATTTTTTATCAGCAATCTCTTTAATTAAGCCAAATAAAAAATCATTTAATACAATGTTATTATCAGCTTTATCATCAAAATCAGGAATGGTGACAGAATCTAACACTTGTTTTAACCACACATTTATAGCCTCTCTATCATACATAAACAAAGCTATATTTGCTCTATGTACAATCTTTCCCATTATCTCTTGAACTTTATCATCAGTTGGAGTATTTGTATAATGAGTATAGATTGTTACACATTCTTTTACTGTTGCTCCCCTTGCTATTGCCACAATAATATCTTCTGCAACTGGATATTCTTTTAGTTTTTCTACAATAACTTCTTTCACCATTTTTATGGCTTTTTTGTGAATCAAACTCATAATTTTACTTTTAAAAGGCACAGGCATCTTCATTTGACCCCCCAAGAATAAAAATATCTTTATTCACAACACTATTACATAACGGACATTGATCCATATTCTTACTTATTTCCTTTAGCTCTTCAATAGTAACCATATTTTCTTTTAGGATAATGTCCTGATTTCTCACTACTTCATTTAATTTTTCAACTAAGGAAGAGAGGGCTTGATATTCCTTTACCTTTTCAGGTATGGAGATAAATAACTTCTCATCCCTCTGTGTAGGAAACACAAAACCCTCTCTAACCTTAGCATTTCTTTTAATTCTATCTATCATTGCATCTAATTTTTCAAGATGAATTTGCTCTTTTTTTATCTTCTGTATAATTACCTCAGCTTTATCAAAAATATTCAGATTAATATTATACTTCTTAAGATTACCTAAATGAAATTTGTTATCATTGTATTGTTCTAACCATGCACCAAGTGTTATAGAATCCTTTGTATCAGCAGCAATTCTTTTGATTACATTTCTACGATTTATCAAATTCCACTCATACTTTCCCAGTTTTTTAAATTTCTTTGCTTTAAGATCTTTTTCTTTTTCCTTGATTTCATTCTTAGTATCTAGATTGATTGTCCTTGTTTTTCTAATTCTACTGTTAATTTCAGCAATTACTTTTTGTATTTCTTCAATACCTGTAACTCTATTTAACAACTGTGCAATTTGTCCGGCAGGTTTTAATACAAAAAAAGCAGCTTCCGATTGTGACTGGAAACTGTTTTCATCAAAATTTAAAAGTTCTTGAACTTCCAAAGGAACGCTGTCTTTGATTACATCATATACTTCTATTTTTTTACCCTTTATTATTCTGTAACAATTAACTTTTTTACTAATCTCACGTTCAATTTCAAATGCTTTAAATCCTCCTGTGATTTTACAAAACTTTTGTCCTTCTCTGATAAAACTTCTTCCTCTCGGCCGATTAGTATTTAAAAATAACCAGGCAAGAAATATGGATGTTTTCCCGGCATCATTATCCCCAACAATTACAGTTTTCCTTTTAGAAAAGTAAATAGTTGTGTCTGCATGGGCTTCAAAATTTTGTAATTTTAACCACCGCAGTCTAATCATAAATTCCTCAGAAGTGTAAAAATGTCTTTCTTTCTATTAGCCTTTCTCTCTTTTATCTCTTTCATTCGATCTTTTTTTGCTTGTAATAGTTGTTTCTTATGCTCAATTGGAAATTTTAATCCACCTTGTCCGTAGTGATCTAAAGCATGATAATCATTAAGAGATATATATTTAGATTTTTGTAAAAAACCAAACTCTTCAAAAAAATCTCTAACAGTGTACTTCTCATATTTTGAGTAAGGATAATCATAAAAAATATGTAGGCACCAGAATGCAAAAATATTCCGAAGTCTACTTTTTTCGTTTGCCAGTTTTTTTCGTTTGTTTTTCATTTAGTTGTTCTCTTAACCTTCTTCTTTCTTTTCGTTGCTCTTTAAGCACTCGCTTAATAGCCTTTACTCTTTTTTCTCGTTGTAAAGCCCACCTGTCAGATCTTTTCTTCTGGATTCTTATTTGTTTTTTGGTAGGCATGCTTGAATGATGATCAAGAAACCAAAAATCATTTGGGGAAAGTTCTTCTAATGATGGAGAATCTTTAAATTCCCTAAACAATGTTTTAGAGGACATTCCATGATATTTTGATCTAAATAATACACCATCAATACAATAGGTAGGAAAATATTTCTTTATTCCTCTTCGCCATGGTTTAAAAATTTCTCTTATCAATCTTTCTTTTTTAACCGCAGATACATGCATAAAATCCCCATTATATTTTTATCAAAAATTCAAAATTTCTTATTAATTAATACCCTTACTAATCATGATCAAAAACAATGAGGATGCTACAGTCCAAATACAAAAAAGAATGCCAATAAATAGTCTATGAATTGGGTCAACTTCCTTTTTTACTATTTCCCGATCTTTTGAATTTAAATCAAGAAATTGAGTTATTTTCCGTGCTAACTCAACCATAACTTTACCAATAAATCCTGTCAATAATAACACAAATAGAAATAGCATCCACATTAGGTTATTAGAGAACATTTCTTTGTCCCTCCTCTTTAAAAGAACAAAAATCTTGATCAAGCAAATTTACAGGATTAGCTTTGGTGACTCTTATATACACCCTTCTTTCATGCTCTGGTATTTGAGATAACATAACTAACCCTTTTCGTAATCTTAACTCACATAATAACATTCTTGCTGCTAGATAGGCATCTGCAATATCACTTCCCGGCCCAATCATTTTATCTATATTAACAGGAATTTGTTTAATAATAGGCTGTTCTTTTAAAGCAATTTTATACATAACATATTTTTTATCTTCTTTACTTTTTTCTAAATAAGCACCAGAAAAAGATCTTAAAGACATTGGATCTACAGTACGATAAGGAATATCATTTGCTAACAATATGTATCTAATTAACTCTCCCCATCCTCCTATCTCATATACAGACTGAGATGCGGCATTATATGCATATCCTTCAATTATCGCGTGAGTTATTCGGCCTTTATGCATTAGCTTCTTCAGTGTCTTGGAAAACCATTGTTTATTCAATCTATATCTTAACATGGTCCAATTTTCAGAATTATTAGATTTAGTCTTTCCATTTGGTTTTGAAAAATAAGTGCAATTAAATTTAGGCCTTAAGTCTGACTTCCTTTCTGCAATATAACTTAAATCAATAATACTACCTTTATTTTGATCAATCATTACTACACCATTATGATTCAAAGAGGCATCAATACCTATTACACAATAAGGTTTTTTCACAGGTTTAACTCCTTGTTTTTGGCTTTCTGGTTAATTCTTCATCCATTAATTTCCATATCCTATAAACTTCTTTTCGTAATTTTTCTTCAAGATTATTTTCTTCAATATAAGCGATCATTTCATCTAAACTTTTTGTTTTATGTCCTCTAAAAGAATACCATCCTTTAGCTTGTTCCTGTTTAATTCGCTTATTAAATTCTACAAATATTTCTTTTTTTACTTTACCAACTGATGCCTTCCTACCTGATTTTTCAGCCACCCTTAATGCTTTAGCATACTTATTTTCAATCTCACTTCTTATAGCTTCTTTATCTTCATCACTCATATCTTTATTTTTTTTGATAAAATCAATATTAGAAGCAATATCATCAATTCCATACTTAAATAAAAATCTAAAACTTCCTTCCCGGTATGGTTGGCCTGCTTTATTTTTTGCTATGATAAAGTTAATTATAACACCAATTTTTTTACCATTTTTATTTTCAATAATCTTACCTTTTTTTAGATGAATCTGAACATAAGCATAAAAACCAATTGCCTTACCTCCAGAATAAGTCATCTGTTCACCATAAGACATCTTACTAAACTTATCTCTTAATTGATCTATTACTACAACGCAAAGTCCTTTTTTTGCAATTTCTCTTAATCTTTTTCTATAGCCAATACCAAACTTTTTAGGCCTGTCTCCTCCATAAGTACCTGCTTCTAATCCCTTTTCTAATTCTTCTTTACAAGGGAGGGCTGTCAAAGAATCAACGGAATAACAGCTTCTATCAACTAATTCAGGTCTTTTTTCTATCTCTTTCAAAATTTTAGGAATAGTAACATCAAACAACTTTTCGATTGTTTCTGTGTTTCTCAAACCAAAATTTCCATCAAGAGGTTCTTTTTCTGTAAATGGATCATGATCTAATGTCACCCCATTTATTTTTAACCAGGTTTCATTTAAAGCACTTTCTACATCATCATAGTAAGCTTTTCCGCCCATTCTTTGAGCAGCACCAAGAGGTTCTAAAGCCAGCACTGATTTTGTAGTCGATTGTAAACCATAAATATGAGTAATTCTGCCTGCTGGCAATCCACCATTAAGTTTGTCAGATATAGCAAGATTTAAAAGTGTGCAGCCAGTTGAAAACCATGCTCTGACAGCCCTTGGGCCTTTTTTTCTTTTCAAGGCAGGATTAGAACTCATCTTCTTTTTCATCTTCATGCATCTCCTGTAACTGGGCTTTGATTTTTTCTGCCTTCTGAGTCCTTTTACGTGTTTCCGTATAATCTACCACGGCATCTTTATTAAAGTAATCAGCTACAAATAATGCTTGTTCAACTTTCAACATAGAACGTCTTTGATCAATTGCTCCAAGAAGCCCATTCCCTTTTTTTAGAATAGTGTTAATCCTAAGAGCCAGATCTTGAATTTTCAAATAAACCGGATTCTTATTAATAGCGCCTTTAACCGCTGCCTCAACAAATTTTTCTATACCATACTTTTTAGGCTCTTGCCTTATTTTACTATCTAAATTAGCATGGAAAGCATCAATTTGTACTTTTGCTGCATTTTCAATGTATGAAAGGTCAGCAACCAAGTCTGAACAATTGCAAAAGATTTCTGGTTGTTCCGCAGATTGAACTTCTAACTTATGTACATCAATTGCCAATTCATCCTTAAATTCTTCCAATTTTTTATAAATTTCCTGTGCCTGAGTAAGAAGTCTTTTTACTACTTTAAGTGGGGTGTCTGATTTTTTGTTTTTCATGATATTATCCTTTAATACATTCCGGTGATAATATTTAAAATCCCAATAGTTAAAAATGAAAATAAAGCAATGTAACCAGAAATTAAAAAATATCTTCCCATTTTTACACTCACAAATAAAAATGGCTCTTCCAAAATCTTAGGCGCAGCAAGAGAGATAATTAGGCCCAGAAAAACCCATTGAAATGTAAATAATTTACATATCAACGTTAAAATTTTAAGAAGCACCTCCATTAGATCTCCTTTTAGCATTATATGGGGAGCCAATGCATGCACTCCCCCATAACAATAAACCTTACCTTTTTGACTTCTTATGTTTAACACTATTCAACTTCTTCTTTGCATCTGCCAATCTTTTCTTGGTATCAACCTTAGCAGATAACCTCTTCTTTTTCTTTGCTGGTTTTTCATCATCGTCATCTTCTTCATCATCGTCATCTTCTTCATCATCGTCATCTTCTTCATCATCGTTATCGTCATCATCTGAATCTTCATCATCTGAATCTTCATCATCTGAATCTTCATCATCTGAATCTTCATCATCTGAATCTTCATCATCATCATCATCATCATCATCATCATCATCATCATCGTCATCATCATCATCATCTGAATCTTCATCATCATCGTCGTCATCTAAGTCATCTTTTTTACTCTTACCTTTCTTACTTACTGCCTTACCTTTCTTCTTCTTACCCTTTTTGGTATCCTCTTCATCATCGTCATCATCATCCTCTACATCATCAAAATCGTCATCGTCATCGTCATCCTTACGCTTTTTACCTTTTTTCTTCCTATTATCATCATCGTCATCCCCATCACCAAAATCAGTTTCTCCTGCCATCTTCTTTAATTCCTCATACTCATTGAATACCAAAACTTTATCAAAATCAGGCACATTGTACAAATCTGCATTCAGAGAATTTTCTAAAGCAGATTTACGAAAAGAAGTATATTCAACTTGCCAATCTTCTTTTCCCTTCTTTCTCCTTTTAAACCGTATAACATAAGGATTTTCAGGATCAGCAATATCTACAACCTCATTCTCATCCTCATCATCCTCACAAATTTTATACAATTCCTCTTCAATTGATTTAGCACACGGAAAAGCCTGCACACCTAACTTTCTGGTTTCTTTATCAGTCAAATCCACAACCCAAAGAAGGGCTCTCTGTGTCACAGTAAATGGTTTAAGCTGTTGTTTACTGGCTCCTTTACGAGCAAGTTTTCTTCTCATTTCAAAAACTGGATCTGACATTTGTTTCATATAATATGGGGCCAAAACTGTATCCCCCATTAATCCCAAACCAAAGTACACATAAATCTTTTTGGAAAAAGTACCGCTGGGAGGAGGCACAATCACAATCTTGTTACTTTCCTTTACTTTGTAAACATTTTTAATTCCATGCTTTGCACAAATCTTCTTGTTCAAAAAAGCCGGCCAAAAGACTGAATCATTTTCACCAGAATCCACTTGACGTTTACGTTTACGTATTTCAGCCAATCTTTCCTTACCCATTTAATCCTCCAGTGTTAATAGTGAATAAAACGATTTTTCTTAATAATTTATACCAAAACATGGATTAATCAAAAACAATCATTTATTCAGCAGCATCAAGAACCATTCGTGTTAATGTTGGAAATCCTCCATTATATGTTGTTGCTTCAAAAAAATATAAAATGGCTGCCACCCTTTTAGCTAATTTGATGTTTTGACTATTTAGCAGCACGGCAGTGACATAACCAAGCACGGCTCTTCGTATCTGTTCCGGATCTTGTCCTTTCATCTGTTTAAGTATTTGTAATACTTTTTTAGTTCTCTCAGGGTTTTTTCCCCATATCAGAGCAGCACATAAATCTCTTATTTCAGGAGACTCTTCATCAATAGCCGATTCCTTTATTATAGAAATCATCTTCTTTGGATTATCAATATTTATTATCTTCTCAAGCAAAGAAAGTGCTATTCTTGCCGTCCCCTGTGACTTATTAAAAATTAAAGTTCTAACTTCTTTAGGTAATTCTTCATCAAGCCCTAATTTTTTTCTCCATATAAAGAAAAGAAATTTTCTCATTTCTGGTGCAGTTAACGGATGTAAAACATATTCAGTACACCTATCTCTTATTCCTTTATTTATTGTCTCTCTATTAGTTGTACAAAAGAAAAAGTAAGTATCTTTAGGAGTATCTTCTGTTGGTTTTAATAAACACTCCTGTGCTTGTTTTGTAAAACCCTGACACTCATCAAAAATATGAGCATGTTTTTTACCCCCACCAATTGTTCTTAACTTTAATTTATTAATAATATCTCGTATATTATCAATACCTCTTAAATCTGCATTATTATGTTCTTGTATATCAAATTTATTATCTTTACAACCAAACTTTTTTGCCATTATTCGTGCAAGAGTGGTTTTACCTGTCCCATAATTACCTGTAAATAAATAAACTTGCGGTGGTTTTGCAAGTGTTAACATTTTCTTTAATGATTCAACTGTTGCTTCATTACCAAAAAATTCGTCAAACGATTCTGGACGAAAATCTGTTTTGAAAGCCATTTTAAAATTCCTCCATTTCTAACCAGTTAACCCCCAATTTCCACTCTAATTTAAGAGGGATGTTCTGAAAAGGATATCTATTTTTTAACATTATTTTTGTAGACAATTCAAAAATATCTTCAAGTTCATCTTCAACAGAATCAAACGTTGCACTATCATGACATTGTATCTCAAGACCACTTTTCATATTCTCAGCAATCATTATATTATCAATTTCTATTAATGATTGTAATAAAAAGTGAAAGGCCAGTCCCTGTACTGGTGTATTATAAATCATGTTTCTATTGATAGGCCCATATCTTCTAAAACCAGATGCAAGCTCAATAAATCCATGTTTGTTATAAAACTTTAGTAAGGATTTTTGCCAAGCAGCCACACCAGCAAACATTTTCCAAAATTCTTGCTCAAGTTTCTGAAAATGTTTTTCAGAAATATCATAACCTAATTTAACGAAAGATCTGTGAACGGATTTATAATAGCTACCATAAAATAAAGCAAACACAAAACTATTTTTGGCATTAAATCTTTCTTCTTTCGTAATATCTTGTTTTCTTTTACAGAATATTTTGGAGGCCCAATCTCTATGAAAATCAATATCTTCTCTAATGAATTTCATCAAAACAGGATCTTGACTAAGCATAGCAATTACGCGTACTTCCATTGCACCATAATCTGATTCAAGAAAATACTTACCAAGGTGAGGAATAATACACTTTCTCACCTTAATTAATTCTTTATCGTGTGCTGGAATATTTTGGAAGTTTGGATTTTCAGAATTGGAACGATAAGTGTCTGTTAAAATCCAAAATGAAGGATGTAATAATCCATTCTTATCTAACTTCTTTTGCCAACTAATAAGGTATGTTGATTTAAATTTTGTTAATTTACGAATAGCTAAAATATTTGAGATGAAACTTTTTACTTCTTTATCTCTACAAGCATTTAAAAGATCTTTTAAATTATCTTCATCAAGAGAATAATTACCAACTTTTGATTTTTCACCAATTGGTTTTAATTTTAGTGTTTTGTAAAATAGTCTTGATAACTGTTCCCCACTATTCAAATTAATATCTTCTTTATTTTTTCGTTTCCATTTTTTGTGAATATCTCCAGAAAGATTTTCCATCTCAAGTTGACTTAATCTGCTTTCAGACCAATCAATTAAACTATTCAATTCATTTCTATCTACTGCTACTCCCCTTGTTTCCATATTAGCAAATAAGTTAGCCCCATCATTTAATAACATAATTCCACTGCCAAGTCTTGTCCCTGTCACTCGCTTTGCATGCTCTTTTGCAATAACAGGAAGGTATCTTACATCCAATGTATTATATTTTGCAACAGTTTTAAGAGGCATCTCTTTCAATCGAGCATGGTCAACCATATCACTATATATTTTACCAGTATGAAAAAACTCTTGGATATCTAATTTAGCTGTTCCTTTTCTTGCATCTATAACGTGAGAAGTGTGCATTGTATCAACCATCAAATTTACTGGCCGAACACCCAATTTACTTTGAGTCATCATGTTTTCAAATTTTTTATTTTGTGCTCCTTTTACTTTTTTACTTAACATATAAATACGCAACAGATCAAAAATCTCTTCTTTTTCATCCTTTGTCCAACCTCCCCAATTACTTTCTATATCGGGAGGAAAATCAAGAGGAATACAATACCCTTTCTCCCATCTATCAGCAAATGCAATAGTTAGCAACTCAGTATCATCATCAAATGGATCTATACCTGTGGTTTCATAATCAATATACATTACAGGGCTTCTCTGGGTTTTTATCAATTCTTCCAAAAATGTTTTTCTTCACTAAATTTTGTAAGTAAAATATTTCCCTCATTTTCCTCGTTAGCAAAATTTAATCTTTTTTTAAGTTCTTCCTTATCAAACCCATGTTTTAGAATGTATTCAAAATCTTTAACATATATATTCTCATAATCAGGATTTCTAAGAATATATGAAGGATGCCATATTGGTGCTATCCAACAATTGTATCTATGAGAGGGTATTAATCTGCCTCTCAATTTACCAATATCCCATTTATAGGTTTTTCCAGAAGCAGATTTTAAAACTGGAAGATCCAATAAGAACCTACTTGGATTAAATCCTGCGGCTATAATTAATGTTGGCTTAAACTCAAGTATTTGTTTTTCCAATCTTCTTTTAAAACAAGAGTAGGCAATCTCATCTTTTGGAAATTTATTTTGAGGGGGTCTGCATTGCACAACATTTGAAAGGAAGAAATCTATATCAAGATTAAAATCAAGCTTCTTCATTATTCCTTTTATCTTTGCTCCTGATTTACCCCTCCATGGTTTACCCTTCTCATCTTCAATTCTACCTGGTGCCTCTCCAATTAACATTCCGTTCTTTCTGCCCTTACCAAACGGCTTCATTTTTGGTGTAATCACACCTTTAG